GTTGGGCTAACCTACGGCTCCATCGTGAGCTTTACACGCGACCGGCGTGAGTTTAACGCAGCGCGCAGGCCAACGGAGGCGGCTAATAGCCCCGTCTGATACCCTAAACATGCAAACCAATATGACCACAGCCAATTTACGATACCTAGTATCGTGCGACTTCCATCCATTCCGGTGGTGGAGCGTGACCGCAGAGAGCGAGATCGAGGCCCGGATGATCATTGCTGACCAGCTCGGGGTGGGGCTGGAGATAATGGAAGCCAAGCTGGCACCGTTGGAAGGGGGCGCAGAATGAAGAGCATTCGCTGGGATAAAAACACGATCATCAGCATGCCGGACTGCCTTGGTGCGCAAATCGTCGTTAATGGCCGTGTCTGGTCCTTTGACTACTGCAAGCGCCTTGGCCCTCTGTGGCTGAAGAAGGACGGCACTGACAGAAATTGCCAGAACCCTAAAAAGGCAGTTTGGGACGCCTTTGAGCAGTGGAGAATTAAACAGGAATTGAACACTAAAAACACGACACAATGACCGACGCACAAATCAACCAGGCAATCGCTGAAGCGTGCGGCATCGTCGGGAAGGACAAGTACGGCCCGCTGTACCAGACCCCAGACGGCTGGGTCGTAGACTGCCCTCAGTTTACCTCCGACCTCAACGCGATGCACGATGCAGAGAAGACGCTGACATCCGCACAGCTTCTGGATTACATCGCGTTTTTGTTCGACGCAACTTATGAGGCCACCGTGGCCACAGCCCGCCAACGTGCAGAGGCGTTCTTGCGCACACTTGGCAAATGGGAGGAGGTGCAGGCATGACCGCAGCAGAAGCCAAACTGACTTGGACTGAGCGATACCGGCGCGATCCTGACCTTGCACAAAGCATTGTGGAGAGTCTGCAGCGCAGCATTGCGGAAGCCGATGCACGGCTTGATAAGCTGGAGAGCGCATTGGGACGGATACGTGACTGCAACTTTACCATTACCTTACCAGACCGGATGGACGCAGTGCGGGCAATAGCACGGGAGGCGCTGGAATGACCCCAATCGAACGACTAGAGAATCAGTTCCTAATCGAATCCCTCAAAATGCACCTGCACGAGGCCAAGGCCAGAGCACTACGGGCAGAAGCCTGGGCGGCGAAGCTAGAGCAGCAGATGAGGCGCGATGGCTGGACACAGGAGGATCTTGACGAGCTACAGAGAGGCTGACACTGTAGCCGCACTTCCGCGACACCTGCGTGGCTTCGACCTTCTCGGGGCTAAAAGTGGTGCGACAGCAGGAGAGACTGCACTAGGCTCGCCAAGGCTAGACGCGAAAGCGTTCCTCAAACCGGCGAGCCACTAATTTTGTGACGACGAGACAGGAACGCCGCTGAGTCAATGGGCGTGACAGCCGGGAGAGACCGGCATGAACTCGGCCAGAGTGTGCGAACGCCACCGCACCTACAATAGTGGCGACAGGAACGCCGCCGACTAGGCGTGACAGCCGGAGAGACGGCGCACCACAATGATAGACGCCGACGACTATTCAGCAGCCTGCGATGACCTAGCCGACCTCGGACTGACGCACGACCAGATCGACGACGTGTGGAGGTGGCACAAGATCACCGCATGCAGACAGGCCCAGACTGCCGGTGGCATCGTGGTCATGCGGCTGCTTGAGTGGGCCTTCAAAGGTGGGCCGATGAAAAAGCTAGAGTTGCGCATGGCCGCTTTGGCTTGGGGGTTTGGGCTAAGCAAGGCGACAGGGCATGCCAGCCAGGACGCACACGCTGCGGCATTAGGTGTGACGCAGCAGACACTTAGTGCGGCGGCCATACAGGCACGCAAGAGGATCGAGGGGTAGCCTACCCACCCCCATAAGGAGTCTCCTAGGGGGGGTTTTTGTCGGGGTGATAAGGGGGACGCGTCACTGTTTTTTGTGCAATCGGCAAAAAGTGCCTTGTTAACAGGCTGGATTGGCATATTTTGCCTAACATGGCTGTTAAAAAGCTCGAATCCGTACCAGTAGAGGCGCTCATCCCCTACGCTCGCAACGCTCGCAAACACTCTGACGAGCAGGTTGCTCAACTCGCTGCCAGCATCCGCGAGTTCGGATTTAATAATCCGGTGCTGGTGGACAAAGAGAACGGGATCATCGCCGGGCACGGGCGGGTGCTTGCAGCTCGCAAGCTAGGGCTTGAGGCGGTGCCGTGCTTGCGGCTGGATCACCTGACAGAGACGCAGCGCAAAGCGTACATCTTGGCCGACAACAGGCTTGCCGAACTAGGCGGGGGTTGGGACGAGGAAATGCTTGGGCTTGAATTGGCAGATTTGAGGGAGGCAGATTTTAACTTGGATCTTGCGGGTTTTGATGCTCAGAAAATTGAAGAATTTCTTAATTCTCCAGAACCAGAGCAAGCGCAAATCAAAGCCAAGCCTAGCGTAATGGAGGAATTTTCAGAAAAATACGACGAATCCATTGTTCGCCAGATTGTATTAGTCTACTCGCTTTTGCAGTACGACGCCGTCATGGAAGCACTTGGCCATTACGCTGAAAAAAATGGATTAAGTAACAGCGTAGAAGTGGTCAATCACCTTTTAGAGACAAACGGCTATGCAATTTCTGAACGCACAACTGAAGAGTCTTGATTGCAAGGAGCTTCGGAAGCACCACGCAAAAGAATCAGATTGCGAAATCGTAGTGACGCAAAACACTACAGTGCTGCTAAACGACAAGCCAATCGTTGTTTATATTGCGAATTTACCAAAGGCGACGGATGCGCTTTTTGATGCATTAACAAAAATTAAATACGACATAAACACGCGCACAAGCGGCATGGTAACGTCGTCAAAAATCTTTGGTTACGCTCCACGAAATGCAATTAGGCAGCTTTCATGCAGGGCGGCAGCGATTGCTTATCAGCATCCCGCTGAAAGTAATATTTTGAAAAAATTTGCAGCAATTGCAGCAGAGCAGTACCGCGCAACCAATGCCGAGTTGGCAGAAAAGCACAACCGCCTTACGGATGAAAAAGTGAAGCCCGAATACCGGATGGCCGGGTCTATGTTTACGAGCGGCATCGTGAACCACAACAATCCATTGAAATATCATTTCGACGCGGGCAACTACCCAGGCGTGTGGTCTGCTATGTTTGCGTTTAAGCGACACGTTGACGGCGGCAGATTGGCTTGCCCAGAAATTGGAATGGCTTTTGAGTGCGCAAACGGATCACTTACCATGTTTGACGGGCAGTCGATCCTTCACGGGGTAACTCCCATCATCAAAAAAACACCGGAAGCAGTGCGTTACACGGTAGTTTACTACTCCCTTAAGCAAATGTGGTCGTGCGAATCAAACCAAGGCGAAATTGAACGCATGCGGGAAATGAGGATGAAAATTGAAAATTCTAGGCTTAAAAAATGAAGAAATACAACTCGCTCAAGCAGATAGCCATTAAAGATTTGAAGTTTATCATCCGCGATAAAACAAGTGATTTCAAGGCAATCAAAGAAGTCGTCATTGATAAATCATACAGGAAGAAAGGGTTCCAACCAGAGGCTGGAGAGCAGTGGATTGATATTGGCGCAAACTGTGGTGCTTTTAGTGTTTGGGCCGCTTCGCTTGGCGCAAATGTCATAGCGCTGGAACCGGATCCAGATAATGCCGCAATGGCAGACATAAACGCGCAACTAAATGGATTCTCTAGAAAAATAAAAACAATTTATAGCGGTGCTACTGAAGGGGACGTGCAACTATCAGTTGCATTGCATCGAAATACTGCAAACGGAAATCTTTGGAGGAATTCTATTTACAAGAAATGGAGAGGTGGAGAAAGCGTTGCTGTAAATTTGATTCCTATAGGAGAATTCTGGAACGAGAACAATTGCATTAAGTTAGATGCAGAAGGAGTTGAAATGCCAATTTTAGAAAAATACGCAAAAACAAAAGTGAGAAAACTTGTGTTTGAATGGTCTTTTGACATTGATTCAAGTTTGGTTCGTTTTGAATCTGTAATCTCAATCCTTAAAACGACTTATAAAAATGTGACTTTTTCTGGTTACGCAGCAGGGTACACTCAGTGGCAACAGTCTTGGTTTCCAGCTTGCCGCACTGTTTTTTGTTACTAAATGAGCCTCACCGAACAAGTTACCAAAGCGCAGGTCAAAAACATCCTCGCCGCCCTAAAGGCAGGCAAGCGCATTACCAAGGCCGAACAGGCTATGGTCGCGGCGTACGAGGCGGGCACTTTGCCAGACCTTACGCTTGAGGTGGTGGCGGCGCACTTTGAACTCAGCCGCCCAGGCGTATTGCGTTGGAAGCGGCAAATGGCAAAGGAGGGGTTGCCGTGGACTACCATCGAGGGGATTACGAAGTGGCGGGAAAGCAAAGCCAAGCAGGCAAGTCCGAGCGACATTAACGGCGTCAAAAAGCAAAAGCTGGAGCGCGAGGTGAAACGGCTGGACATCAAGATCGCCGAGGACGAGGGCAGGTTAATTCCAGTGGAGCGCGTGGTAGACGAGACAGTCCGCGTGGTGAGCACTTGGTGCGCCGAACTAGACGCAATGGTTAACGACCTGCCGGGGCAACTTGCTGGGCTTGGAGAGGCCGACATCCTCATCCGCCTGCGCAACCGCATCGAACTGCTCAAGCACAACGCCAGAACCGCATTTGAGCGACACGTCACACATCCTTAGTGCAGCGGCGCGCTCTGTCCGCCTCGCCTACTCTGGCGACCCGCTGGACTGGCTAGAGGCCAACGTGCGTTTTCCGCACAGCTCCCGCTCGACTCACTTTGACCGGCAGACCGCTCCCTGGTGGAACGCAGTCATCCACGACTTCGCGGACCCAGCTTGTCGCCAGACTCTGGTGCAGGCATGCACCGGCGCAGGCAAGAGCACCGCACTGGAGGCGCTCGTCTGCTGGGCAGTGGCTCAACAACCTGGGCCGATGCTGTCCATCACGCAGACCGATCAGACCTCGGCGGAATGGATGGCAACGCGGCTCATGCCGGTGCTAAACGCCTGCGAACCGCTACGGGAATTGATGCCAACCAACCGGCATCACACTAAGAAGGACGGCATATATTTTGCGCACATGCCGCTGATGTTGGGCGGCGCAAACTCCAGCAACGCGCAGGAAAAGAGCGTGCAGGCTCTCTTTCTAGACGAGTGCTGGCAGTACAGCGACCTCATCACTCAGTTCAAAAAGAGACTGCACGACAGGTGGAACGGCTACGCGCTCCTGACCTCTCAGAGCTACGAAGAGCCGCACCAGCTTTCGGAAGAGTGGAGATCTGGCGAAGAGTTTACCTGGTGCCACCGCTGCCCAGGCTGCGAGGCGTGGGTCAAGCCAGAATGGGTTGATATCAAATACGACGAGGCCAAAAACCAGCAGGGCGAATGGAACTGGGGCGAGTTGGTCAAATCAGTTCGGCACGAATGCCCGCATTGCCAGCACGTCACTCCTGACACGATGGCAGCGCGTCGGGCACTCACCCAGCGCAGCGAGTGGATCAGTGAGGGCAACGACCATGTGGAGGGCTACCGCTCTCGGCGCGTGTCCGCGCAGTCCGTTCACTGGATTAGGTGGAGCGACCTCGTGATCCAATGGTGCCAGGCATCCGACGCTCGACACCTCGGGGTGCTTCAGCCGACCAAGGATTTTCGGATGCAGCGGTTGGCCCAGCCTTGGAAGCTGGAGGAGGAACTGCCCGCGCTGGAACTCGAGGCCGCAGAGTATTTCCAAAATGAATGGCAGGACGGCAGGCCAATGCCAGAGGAGGCCGCACGGGTTTTCACGGTGGATTGCCAACAGGACCACTATTGGGGCATTTGCCGGGTTTGGCTGAAAGACGGGCACAGCAGGCTGCTCTGGGCGGGCAAGATTCTGACCGTGGACCAGCTTCGCGAGATTCAGGTGCGGCTCAAGGTTCCCGACAAGCGCACGCTACTGGATGCCGGCAACAGTTTTCACGGGCGGATTTACGACACTTGTGCACGGTACGGGTGGACCGCGCTAATCGGGCGAGCGGAAGACCAATTCACTGTGCGAGGGTTGGATGGAAAACCGATTCGCCGGTATTATTCCGCCCCAGATCGCGTGGTTGCGCCGACTTACAAGGACCAGCACGGGAAGAGAGTGTTTGTGACTTTCTTCTACTGGTCGAGCGATCCCATCAAAGACATTCTCGCCAACTTACGCAACACAGGCTCGCCCGTCTGGGAGTTCCCGCAGGACGCGCCGCCCGAGTATGTCCGGCACCTAAACTCAGAACGCAAGCGCGCCACGGTAGACAAGCGGACCAAAAAGACCCGCCTCCGGTGGACGGCAACAGGCAGGCCCAACCACATGTGGGACGCCGAGGCAATGAACGTGCTGGCCGCGCAGATTCTGGGAATCCTCCCCGATATGGTGTCCGCTGCACCAGAGGTTGACGACCCGCCAGCAACAGAGTAGTGTGCTGGCTCAACCAACCTCTACCAGGGGGTGCGTTTGAACGATGCGGAAATCGTGACCCCGGCTCTCGTGTGAGATGTCCGGGGCTTTTTTTGTGTCCAAGCACTTAAGTAGATGGCTCCCGATCAAAGACTCCTGCTGCAAGTTTTCCTCACGAGGGACGTGGCGGAGTTGCGCGCCATCGTGGCGAGCAAGTTTGATTTGGTCTTGGCTGGCAAGAGTTCGCTCGTCTCTTCGTCCATCGACGGGGCTGCTTTCCAATTTAACGTGGGCGGCACTTTGAGTCCGCTGGACGTGGTAATGCTAGCGCAGCAGGCTCTAAACTACAAAGCCGCAGGCATTAGCGCACCAGTCCGCCGCACGCAGGCGTATTTCATATGAGCCTACTTGACCGGATTAAAACTTTCATGGGCGTTGGTACGCCAAAGGTGGGCGCAAACTACGGCGCATTCCGTCGCCAGCGTCTTGTGGAAGGCGGCGTCTGGGGTGAGCCTTACTGGCGCAACCATACTCAGAGTATTTCTAAAGAGTTGACCGTTGGCGAGTGGCGTACTGTCAATTCGGCGGCAAGGAAGCTGTATTGGAATAATGGCATGGTCAACGCCGCGATCGACCAGAAGTCCATGCTGTCCGTGGGGATGGCAATGCGACCGATTTTTACCGGCGCAGATCGCGAATGGGGAAAACAGGCCGAAGCGGTGCTGCTAGACTGGTTCCAGATCGCTTATCTCGACGGCAAAAGCTGGTGGGAAGGGCTGCGGCTGGAGTCCACCGCGATTGACCGCGAAGGCGATCTCCTCACGATTCTGACGACGAGCGTCAACGGCTACCCACAACTGCAACAGGTACCCTGGCACCAGATCGGCAGCCGTGGCGATGAAGGCCCGCTGACCACTGGCCGGTACGCAGGGTTGAAGATTTACAACGGCGTCATTCTTTCCAAGAGCAACCGCCCAATCGCCTACCGTGTGCTGGGCGAGGAGCAGGACGGCAGCCAAGACAGGGACGTGCCCGCACGATCCTGCATGCTGACGATGGACCCGCGAGAAGTGGACCAGGTGCGGGGGATCTCCGCATTTGCGCCAGCCATCCGCGATTTACTTTCCCTCAAAGACCTCGGTGATGACATCCAAGCCGCCTCCCGGATGGCCGCGAAGATCGGGCTTTTGGTGACCAACCAGCAGGGGATGGCCGACGCTGGGGACGCTTATAACGCACTCAGCGAAACCGCCACTGGCAATTGTAATCCGGGGCTGCGGCTGACTCCAATGCAGGGTGGGCGCATTGAGTACCTGACCGCCAACGCCGGTGAGAGCATCAACCAGATTGACGCCAAAATCCCGACCGAGGCTCAGGACCGCCTACAGGAGCGGCTTATCCGCAACGCTTTGCTGGCCGCACAATGGCCTCCAGAGTTTGGATGGGACATGAGCAAACTGGGCGGGGCTTCTGCCCGGATCATTTTGGAACAGGTGAACCGCATCACCTCCGAGCGCCACGCTTACCTGTCCGCCTTCTGCAAGCGCCGGTGCGCGTTTGCCATCGCACGGTTCGTCGAGCTTGGCATCCTTCCGCCCTACACTGGCGCAGACGCTTCCCGAGGTGGCGCGTATCAATTCCGCTTTACCGAGCCAGCCCGCCTCACTGCCGACAGTGGATACGCCAGCCGTGACGCAATTGAAGCCTACCGGGCGGGGATGCGCAGCATGACAGACATTCTGGCAAGCGGTTCCAAGACTCTAGAAGAGCACCTCGACGAAGTGGAACGCGAGGAGCTTGAAATCAACAAGCGCGTGCAGCGTTCGGGACTTAGCCGCGACGTGTTCGGGCTCCTGACACCCAACGGCAACCCGCCGACAACCACCCCCATCGAATGAAATTCCAGCGCGTCATTGAACAAGTTTTTTACCGTCCGTGGCTCATCACTCCCGGCGGATACGCAGCAGTGCGCCAACTTGTAGAGGGACGCTTGGTCCGTGCCAATGGCGAGGACTACGAAAAACTGTCCGGCATGATGAACAAGCGGGAGGAGATGGAGATCGACGGCCAGGGCATCGCTCACATCTGCATTGACGGGACTCTTGCAAAGGGCATCTCCGCGCTCGAAGCCTGCTGTGGCGCGTGGGATTACGAGTGGATTTCCGAGGACATCGAGGATGCCGTTGAGGCCAACGTCCGAGGGATCATGTTGGAAATCAATTCGCCCGGCGGGAACTGCACCGGCTGTTCCGAGGTGGTGGATTTGATCCAGGCTCTTAAGGTTCCGATCGTGGCCTACTCAAACGACACCGCTTGCAGCGCCGCGTATAACATCGCCGTAAGTTGTGACCGCATCATCGGATCCGTGGGCTCAACATGGGGCTCAATTGGCACAATCATTCCCTGGCTGGATCAGTCCGCAGCGTACGAAGCGCAGGGACTAAGCTGGGAGCCTATCACCTCGGGACCGCTCAAAGGCGCAGGCATGGGGCCGTCCCTGAGTCCCGCACAGCGCGCGAGTTTGCAGCAGCTCGTTGACGACAGCTTTGATCAGTTTAAGGGCAACGTGCTACGCAATCGCCGTGTCGCGGACGAGTACATGACCGGCGCAGCCTACCTCGCACCGCGTGCAAAGCTGGGCAACCTCATCGACGACATCGGCACGGAAGAGCTTGCTTATCAGAGCCTGATTGGTATGGTGGGTGCTTAGGGTTCTTGGTTTACCGTCGCTCGCCCCGCTCCGGATTGTCTCCCGGAGCGGGGCTTTTTTGTGAACAGGCCCTTGGGTGTATGGATCTCCCTAACACTCTGACCGACGCGCTGGCCGCGCTATCTGCCGCGCAGGCAGACGTCGCCGCGCTTAACGCACTTAGCGCCGAGCACACCGCGCTAGTCGCAACTTTTGACGCGCTCAAATCTCGCACTGTGGAACTGTCCGCCGCGCTGGAACTTGCAAACGCAAACAATCTTGATCTGGCAAAAGCACTCGACGCATTGAAAGCGTCTGAAGCTGACGCCTCCGCGAAGGCAAACGCCATCGTCGCCAATCTGGGAGTTGCTCCCGTTGCGATCCACTCCGAGCAGGCAACTGTACCCAAGACTCAAGCTGAGCTTTGGGCGCACTACGGCACGCTTGGATTTGCGGAACGTAACGCGTTCTTCCAGGCCAACAAAAAGCAGATGCAGCTCTCCTAACTCTAACTACCTCTATATATGGCTCTTAACGGCGTATTCCTCCAACAGATCGCACAGCAGTCGCTGGCGCACCTCACTAATGCTTTCGCTCCTCTGCGCGGCATCACGACTGACTTCTCGACTGACGTTGCGTCCGCTGGGCAGTCTGTGACGACTCGCTTTGCAACGGTCCCGTCCGTTGTAAGCATCACCTCCGCAGGCTATACTCCTGTTGACGGCGACACGACTGCCCGTACAATCACGCTCGACCAGCATCGGGGCGTCACTCTCGGGTTCACCGACATCGACGTGCTCCAGTCCTCGATCAACTTCGAGCGCCTTTTCCTCGCTCCCATGGTGCAATCCTTGGGCGCTGACATGTTCGGCCAGCTTTGGAATTTGGTGACCGCCGCGAACTTCGCGCAGACTCCCCTTTCCTCGACTGCTGCCAACTTTGACCGTCAGGACGTAATCGACCTCGGCGTGACGCTGACGCAGACGCTCAAGGCGCCGAAAATGGGACGTGCGGTGTTGCTGAATCCCGCTTACTACGGCGCCATCTCCAAGACCTTCATCAGTGCTGAAATTCCCGGCATCACCCCCTTCAAGGCTGAAGGATTGGTCCCGCGTGTTTCTGGCTTCGACGTGTACGAGTCCGACCTCTGCGATGCCAATGGTGAATTGCTCGCCGGGTTCGCAATGCACTCCTCCGCGCTCATCATGGCCGCTCGCCGTGTGAACCCTGAAGCCGCGTTGCAGGACTCCATCGAAATCGCCGAAGTGATCGTGCCCGACCTCGGGCTTCCCATCACTTTCCGCCGCTACTATGACCGCGCACTTGGAAAGACCTGCATCAACGTGAGTTGCATCTGGGGCGTTGCCAAGGGAACCGGCATGGGCGTGCGCATCGTCACTCCCTGATTCTGACAGACTCAAAAGCCGGGGTTCTCCTAATCGGGAGGGCTCCGGCTTTTTACCGAATATCCCAAAATGAAAATCTCTCTCGTTCTTGAAGACCTCGGCGCAGGCCCGCAGGTGATTCTTTCCACTGGCTCGCCAGACGAGGCCCGCAAATTCTACAAGGCTTACAACAACCCTGGGCGAGTTTATCTGGTGTGCAATCCCACGCCCGAAGGATCGAAGCTTAACAAGGGCATCCCTGAGGCTCCCAAGCCGGTTTCCCGTCGCAAAGTTGAACCGCTGATCTAATGTCCGACTGGACCGCCATCACCGAAAGCGCCATGAGCCAGGCACTCGACTACATGCAGGCCGACTCTGTCACTTATGACGGCGTCACAGTGTTTTCGGTGGCGAGCGAAAAGACATCTGACCTATTGGCGATGGGCGGATTTGAGCAGCACTTTGCTGGCTTTGTGCGTCTCTTGAAAGCTGGATTTCCCGAGCCGGTAAAGGGCGCCAAGCTCACCGTCAACGGAACCGAGCGGCGCATTACAAGCTGGGACGAGGATCCAATTAGCTGGAAGCTGTACTTGGAGGACATCACGCGATGACCGACGGCGTTTTTTCCGAGGCAGTGCAGGCTGCTCTTTCGCTGGCGCTTCCGGGCGTGTACGTGGGCGAACCGCAGGACGACCAGCCGATTCCTTCGCAATCGGTTCTTATGGAACTGCAAACCGACGTTGTGGTAGGCAGTCCGCTTCAGCGCGGCACTCTGACGCTCAGCGTGCTTTCTCAGGCAGATGACTTTTCCAAGGCCGACCAGGCCGCTTTTGCTTCCGCAGTGGATGCCGCGATGCGGACTCTCACACTCGATTCTGATGCCGTGCAGCTTTACGGCGTAGTCGCACAATCTACCGACAACCTCCGCGAGGAGCGCCACTGGCGAACCTCGATGCCTTACACCGTGGGCTTCGGCCCAACAACCTAAACACCCATGCCTGTATCATTTGGAGCCGTAACATTTGGAGTCACCGCGCCTAGCGGTTACTTGCAAGAGTCTTCGCAGGAAAAAGCCGTTGAGCTTGCCACAATTCGCGATGCCGATGGGCAGACTGTTGAAGTGCAGTCAAAGCCGCGCAGCACCACGACTACAACGGTCAAAACCAAAGGTGAAGCCAATCTGTTGGCGGTGCCAGAAGGCGCGTTTAGTGGCGCAAAACTCACAGGATCAAAAGTGTCGCAGACAAACGACGACTTCTCCACTGCCGAAGCAACCTACACTCTTTTTGAATAATTATGGCAACTTTTGGCATCTCTATTGTTACGGCATCGGGCTCCATTGTTGAGTCCGTTGATGTTGAAATGAAAGGCGAGTTTAAGCAGTTGATAAACTCGGTTGGACAAAACTCTGAGGCAAAGACTTACGACACCTCCTACGCAGTGAGCGTCAAAGGCAAAGGAGACACGTGTCCTTTTGATGCTGGCGACCTTGTCACTGGTGTGACCGGGGTTTCTGGCAAGGGCTTTTGGACGAACACAACTTTGGACTCCAAAAATGACGATTTCCGAGGCTGGTCTGCGACTGGCACGGTTTACAAAAACGCAATCTAATCAATAACTTATGCGCCTCCGATTACTTGAGGACAATGAATCTCCGGGAAAGAGCTTTAACACTGACATCATCGCCGCTTGGATTACTAGTGGCGGTGCTCTGGTGCAGCGTGGCGGCTTTCAGCATTTTGTGGACGAAGCTGGAAAAGCTCACGTCCGATGGATTGTGAACTGCGACGTGCTTGCAAAGCTCGATGGTGAGGACATCGACTTTGATGAGTTTCGCAAACGATTTGAGGACTTGGATTGGTGCAAGGCCAATCCGATGAGCGACATCTCATGGATGCGCGGCTATCGCGATAACGCACGCGACCTAAAGCGGTTCGCCAAATCCGCAGCGGTTGGCATTTCTCGAAGGGACGGCAGCACATTTGGCATTGTTTACCCAGACTCGCCAGAGTGGCTAAAGCAGGAATTCCACGCCCGTTTTGTATGAATCCCTTCTTTCTTAAAAACACAAAGGTTGGGCCACTTGAGTTGAGGCCGTGGACACTGACCACGCAAAAAGCAATTACTGCCTTGGGGGTTGGCGCGATGTCAGAACAAGAGCAGGTT